TCTTTGTCTAAAAAAGGAATAACTAAGCGAGGCTCGTCTTTCTTTACGTTCTCGAACTTATTTGGAATGATTCCGTTAATCCATTCTTTAAATCTTGGTGCGAAATAAAGACGGTAATGATGCTTAGTAGGAATAGTCCTTTTATCTATATATTTCTTTACTGGGTGAGAATGCTCAAGCTGGCTGATTTTTTTTAATTTTTTTAACGGTTCCCCATGAGAGAATTTTGGTTGCTCAAACTTGGTCTGTTCTAGAGTTGATGTTTCTGTTGAAGATGTATGATTTGTGTTCGCAATGAATCTTTCTGCGATATAATCATTATACATTAAAGGGTCGACTACTTTGAGAAAATTGGAAAAGGAATGACTTGCTCCACAATTGTGACAATAATAGAACAAGGAGTTGTCTTTCTCAAGTAGCCAACCACGAGCTTTTGATTTAGATTTTTTAGAGTCACCGCATATAGGACAACGAAAGTTAATTTTCATTGGAGAGCGGTGTGTAATCTTGTATCTGTCCAGACGCCCTGCCAGTTGTTGGGCATACTGAATCTCTACAAAGTCAAGCATAATATAAAATCCAAATGTTATAATCTAATCATTGCGACTATTATAATACAATTTGCTTGGAATGTCAATGGTTATTTCTGAAATATTACAGAAAGGTCAGCATAATTTAATATGAAAGTAATAATAGCAAATGCTCCTAGCATCCACCATTTGAGATTTTCGAGTGCTCTAATCTGTTGTTCTTGTATTGCCACTTTATCCTTAACGTCACGTACTATATTATCAATAATTGCTAAAGTTTCATTATGTCTTTGTTCATGAGCACGTCTTGTTTCTTCTGCCATTAAACGATGTTGTTCTTTACCTTCAGTCATGGCAGATAGCATCTCTTCTTTAAAGGCCTGCTTATATTCGTCAAGTTCTTCTTTCATGGCAAGCCTTGCTTCCATGTTCATTCGACGTTGGTCTTGTAATCTTTCATCCATAAATTCTAGTTTGGATTGAAAGTTTTCCATAATCTGTGCCTGCACTGCTAAGGACTTAGCAATATCTTGCATTCCTTCAACGGCATCATCTACTTTATCAAAGAATTTTCCAATTGACTGAATATCTTTTTTGATTAAAGCGATGTCGGTCTTAACGTGATTTAAATCGTCAGACATATTTACTCCAGTTATATGGTTATTATATCATAAAATCCATTATATGTCAATGGATATTTATTAGGTGGTTGGCAAAGAAATGAGAATATATTAATTATTGTCTGAATTAATTTTCTCTATGGCAAGGCCTGCGGCTGGTTCGTCATCTATCGTCACGTTTCGATAGTAAACAATAACCTCTCCTAGTTCACGAATGTATCTTCTAAGCTCTTGCGTGTTCGCTGACATATTCTTATAATCACCAACGGTCATTGCTACAAAGACAACGTCTCCGTTATTCTTCTTTTTCATTTCATCAAGGAAGCGGTCAAGATACGTATACCCTACAGGCCATTCTGGATTCTCGCGTTCTTCTAAGGTACAATCCTTCGGTCTTTTTGTTTTCGGTGTTCCATCGTCTTTAAATTCACCCGTGGGGAGTCCTTTGCATGGATTGGCAATGATTGCTTCCGAAACAACATACCACTTAGGATTGACTAATTCAATAGGACGAGGTAATGTAGGTTGTATGATTTCAATCTTTACAGGTTTTGTAATGATTTCAACTTCTTTAGTACCGAAGATATTTCCTAATGTACTACAACCACTAAGGAACGTCAGGAGCATCAAGCTCGTAAATAGCTTTGCTGTCATTTTCTATATCTCCAAATACTTGTTCTGTGCCATTATTAAATCTTAATTCCATAAGGCCAGGTTTCGCTGTTGCGAGTTTATCAAAATTATGTTTAGAAAAAATTTCGAGGTAACGATTCTTTTCTTGTTCGATAACGTTATAGTTACGTTGAAGGTTAGATAACGATTGTCCTTGTCTTTCAAAAGATTCTTGCATAGCAGCCATTGTAGCTTTCTGTTCTTCAACAGCAGCTTCCAATTTTACTGCGTTCTCTTTAAGAGTTACGTTTTCGTTATATAACCAATATGAACCTAAACCGAGAACCAATATAATTCCAATGAATAATTGGTTGAACATATTAGTCCTCTTTAGTATCAGTCTCTTCAGTAACTTCAGTTTCTTCAGGTAGGTCAACAGCAGGTTCGTCAGCTACAGGTTCAGCTGCTAAGTCAGCAGCCATTGTATCGACTTCTGCAACTTCAGGATATTCCTGAGTCATGTCTTGATACTTTTGATTTAATGCAGCTCTTACTCGAGTTGTCATTTCAGTATCAAAAGCTTTCTTAAGGTTAAGTGGATTGTTATCCAACGCTTGTGCGATTATATCATTTACTGGCATAATTATTCTCCATATTAAATTGTAGTAAATTTATTTATACGTTCTCTAAACGAACCATTAATCTTTCAGCTCGGTTAGTAACTTGTTTGTGCCATCGAGAATCTCTACCCTCTTTGGCGGCTTCTTTCCAATCTCCTTTGAGAATGGCTTCGTGCATTTTCTTAAATTTGCTTAGTCTGGTTCTACCCATATTAAACATCATGTTAACCAGGATCTGTTGCACTTCGTCTGGTAAATCTTCAAATATCCCATCTTCGTATAAAGCATTACATTCTGAGATGGCGAGGTCAAGGTCACGCTCGAAGCAGTCCTTAACTCGTTCTTCATCAACTGGAGTTCCGACAGGAGCTCCGAATTCAGCATCGGATTCGAGTACCAAGTGGCCAACTCCGAAAGTAGGGTATCCCAGGTGATCGTGATAGATTTCATACACCACACCCTCGTCGATTTTTAATTGTTCAAAGACAGCTTCTCTGTCTAATTTTGTATCTCTAAAAAACATTTGTGCCTCTATTTATAGTTTGCTGACCAATCAGATCTTGGAAAGTTAACAAATGATTTTAATTTGCCTAACTCTGTTACCATGTCACTGAAGTCAATATCAGCTTCATCCATATTTCTTGGTAACTTTGGATTCTTACCTGGGAAGCCAGGGTATATATCCAATGCAAAATCTAATTCGCCGCCACCAACTTTAAGTCCGTTTTCTTTAGCAGTAGGTCCAGGTCCAACAAGTACTTCTTCTTCCTTGTATTGTAAACCTATTTTTCTGAAATGTTTTTGCACAATTTTTAAAGCAGCTTTAACATCCTTAATAACAGGTGCTGATATATTATCATCATGCATTGCTTCTTGCTTTATTTTAAATGCGCCACCGAAACCTGTAAGAACCATATCTGGTTGTGGAGGTCTAGGTAATCTAAACTTTTCGTTTAATTGCTCTGATTCCCATTGAGTAAATGATTTCATTTTTATTTCCTTTCTATGGTAAAGTAGAAACATCCACTACGGATGTACCGTCAAACTCTATTAAGTTCGACACCGTATTTTCTGCCCCATCTTTAATTGTTGCATTATAATATGTATCACCACCAGCATACTCGTATGCCCATAAAGTAATGTCAGTTGCTGTATTCGCGGTAGATACTTTTTCAATTGATGTGTTAGCCAAGTCTTCAGTTGTCAATGTAGCAACCATAGGATTAATAGAAAATACATTGCTTCCTACGGCAACATCAAAAGTTTTAACATTTAATACTACTCTCTTAATAGTATTATCAGCGTCAATTTTGACAACTTCGCCTAGCTCTAAAATTTTATCGTAAGTAGGCATTAAGTAATCATCTCAAATTCTGCAGATTTGTTTAGGAATGCAATTGCCCATCTGTCATCAGAATCAATAAAGCAATAATGTACCATACCTTTATCAGGTCCGTCTACTACTTCCCAAATCCAACATACCCAGCCATCTTTAATCTTTTTGTCTGACTGAGCGATTGCACTAAAGAAAGCTTTCATTCTACCTTGTGCATTCCAGTAGCTACCATATCGGATTTCATCTGACTTCCAAATATCTTTGTACTTGGTTTGGAGGTCTTTGTAATCTTTACCGATTACCATTCTCTTATCTGCTTTTTTACCAAAAGGTACTATTCCCATTCCAAGAACCTTAACCTTACCATCGTAAACAGGCATTCCTGATATACCATAGTTCTTTGCACTGCGTCCTTTCCACATGGGGGTTACAGTTAGGCCAGGTCTTAATTTGGCGATAGTAACTTTACCTTCGTTTAAAGTTTCTTCCCAACGTTTAAAAGATCTCATATTTCCTTCCTTCGTTTAACCTGCAGCTGAACCCATAGCTTGTTTTGCCGCAGCACGCTCTTTATCGCGTTCTTGTTTACGTTTCTCACGCTCTTTTTCAACTTCATCTTGAGCCTTTTGTCTTTCGGCTTCAGCGGCGTGCTTTAACTTAATTCTTTCTTTTTCCTTGTCTTGACGATCCTTCATCAATTCAAGTTCAGATGCTTGTCTTGCTTTTAATTGAGCTTGAGCAACTGCATCTTCTTTAACATTTACCGTACCCATAATATCTCGAATACGTTTCTTGTGTTTCTTTTGATTCTTTTTAGAAACTCCTGGTTCTCCGTCAGGACCTACTCCTAATCCGGCAATATTTCCACCGCCGACATTATTTACAGGTTCTTCTTCCATTTCGCGTTTTGCTGCTTCAGCAATAATCAAGCCGTTCTCTTCCAAGAATCTTTCTAAAGCTAAATCCAAATCTTCTTCAACAGATTCCTCTGTTAAATAGTTGGTTGCTTCAATTCTTTGTTGTTCTTTAATTAACCACAGCGCTGATGCATAAGTTGCTAATCTTGTAGAACCACCTGGTAGTTTTGCTAGTAGTTTTTTCAAGTTCAAAATCATTTGGTCAAATATACCAAAAGCAGACTTCTGATTATTTTTCTGAAAGTCTTTTCTTTTGATAAGAATGTTTCCTTTCTCATCAATGATTCCTAACTTATAAGCTTCCCACTTATTAAAAGGCGTGACAAGCCGCTTAATAAATGAATAAACTAAAAATAGGTCTACTACCATTTAAATTTCCTTAAGCCTTTGTTTGATAAGTTCATCACCATTAATAGATTCTGAATTTATCATCATATCATCGTATACTAATACTTCAGGCATAAAAGCCAAATATTCTACAAACGGTTTCAAATATTCGTGATACTCATGCAACCGCATAAATAACATATTTGTTGCCGAAGGACCAAACACATTGAATATTACAATGAGATGGTTAAGAATTAACCTTTCCTTCAAATCATCATCTTGACGATAACGACTGAAGAGCTTACGCAAATATTGAAAGCGTTTAATATCTTCTTCAAACTCTGACATCTCAGTACACTGAGGGTTATCATAGTTTTTCATCGCGTATAGCAGAAAGGTTGATTCTGTCAAATTCATAACAATAAAAGGCTAACTATTTAGAATTAGCTGTCAGCTACAATTGCGTCTTCGTCAGCCGTATCGCCTGTAACACCTAAGTCACCAGCGTCTCCTGCAGATACCTTCATAGGTACCAAGCATTCTGCGAAATGACGACCATTAGCTGTATGGTATAACCACCAACCTGGACCTTTAAGACCTTTAGCTCTGTTAGCAGCAACACCTGCCTCTGTTAAGTCAACGAATACTGCGTTGTCTTTGTCATGAGACTTATTAGTGTTATCTGTACTGTCTTCGAGCCACTTAGGTACTGAAGCTACTGCGTCTGTTTTTCCCCATAGTGCCATTGTTATCTCCTTGTTTTTATTTTATTAACGTTAATAATAAATTTTTATTTTAGAACTTTATATAGTTCATCGACTAAGTCAGCTTTCTTTTTGCGTTTATCCAACTCAATTCCTGCCTTACGACCTTCTTCCTCAAGTCCAGCTTTTGTTAGTTTACCTAACGCAGCTTTAGTAACTTTAGGACCTTTAGCAACAGCAGCCTTTTTAGGTTCTGCTTTTGCCTTTACAGGTTGTACTTTAGCAGGAGCAGGTTTGTTTAAACCAAATAAGCTTTTAATCCAATCAATCAAAAACATAATTTACTCCTATTATATAATAGAATTAACTGCCGCAGTTAGAGGCAGCTAATTTCTTTTTTGCTTTTGCATCAGGCTCGAGAGTATCAGATGCTTCTGTCTCATCGAGGTCTTCTGCCTTTTCGTTGTCTCCTTTCCAGTTTGCATCAACGTAATTAAAGAATTCTTTCTTCTTCTCATCGTCGAGCTCTGCTGGAGATTCAACTCCAAACTTTTTCAAAGCAGCTTGGAAAAACTTTTCATATTCTTCCTTGTCTCCAGATTCGGCTTCTAATTTAGCCATAACCTTTTGCTCAATCTTGCTTTCAATAATTTCCTTCCAATCCATTTTGGACTCCTAATTCTTGTTTAATATGTTTATTTATAACAATTTAGTAACTCTGATTTCCAAATTGTTTACGCCTTTAATCAATCTGTGGTATTCGCCTTTTCTTATTGTAAAGCCAATTCCAGGTTTTAATAATATAGGTAAAGATCCTTCAGGCTGAAATTGCCATCCATCTCCACTTAACACTTCAATAATTCTATCTTCATTGTCTCTATGCCAAACAAACTCTTCATCCGCTTGCTTAACATCAAATATACGAATATCTTCTATATCCGTGTAAGGTTTACCAGAAATAATCTCCGCCACCTTTGAGTCCAAGTTCTTTTGCGTACTTTGGTAAACGACATGCCCAGTATCCTGCACTGAGTTTGTCATCTTTAGTATCGCAATTATGTCTTGATGCAAAATTCGCTGCTGCCTCTCTATCATTGATTTTAGCAGTGAGTCCACCTTTTTCATCACCGAACTCAATCTTTTTGATATTACCTGTGTCAGGGTTTCTAACATAGACAACATATTTCTTATCTCCACTTGAACGCTTTGGTTTATTTAATTCAGGTTCTTCGTCAAGTTCAATCATCGGAGTTTCTAAAGGAACGGTCACTCCTTCGTATAGTCCGAAGTTTTCGTATTTCCAATCTGCTATCTTTTTCATTAGTGATCCGATGGGTCGTTTCTTGCTGTTTTGTTTGATAATATAAATCGTCTATTTGGATTAATAGCAACTTT